TTGGGTATCGATGCCAGATCTGTAATGAAGCCAGCCGGTACCTCGATCGTCTCGTCCAAAAGCTGTGAGTAATAAACCAGTGTCGTCTGATTGATCCAATCGTCCGTCCCCGCGATCGGCTGTATATCCCATTGCTTCAGATTTGTTATAAACGCCATCAGCACTCTCCAATAATTCAAGATTTTCGATTAATACATCCCGCACCCAATCTGGATTACAAATCCCATTTGGCGGGTAATGCTCAACCTTAGATTTAATCAACAACACCAATAATCTTAAGGCCGGCTCTGGTACCGCCGTACAGCCCTCTGTTTTAAGCGTGTGTACATGTTCTGCTATTGTTCTTGCCTTATCAGCTGCATCACCAGTGGCTGCACAACCAGCAATTGCAGACAGCACAATGCCTACTGCAATAAAGAGTATCTTTTTCATATAACACCTAATGTTTAATTAAAGAAAATCAGACCTACCGAACACCTAAACGGCGTTTCAGCATATCCTCAAAGAGCGCAATTGCGCGACTGCCCATGTGCCCAGAAATACCTACTAACGCTGCAGTTAGAGGTTGATCAATACTTGCTGCTTCACATAGCCAAAACGTCACTAAGCCGGTAAACGCAGAGATAACGATTTCGCCAATCACTTCCATGATAGAAAACTTTTCGGCCTGTCCTGCTCTCACCTTACGCACATAACTAACAACGCCACCTAATGCAGAAACACCAAACACCCATAGATAAGTAATCAGTGAATAATTCATTGGATCTTTTTCCAGCATGATCTAATCCCTATGACACGAACAGCAACAGTTTTTATTTTCAGCCGTAAGAAATAACAGCCCCTCATCACGTCTACGCTTAACCAACCCATTAAGCTTAGTTTTCCCTGTAAACACCCAACGATTAAGTTGTGTTGGTACCGCTTTATACTCACCTCGATTAAGCACTCTTCTCAAAGTACTGCTCTTTAAATTACCCCCACCTAAATTAAAAGTGAAAGAGCAAAGTGCAGCAAACTGGTTATCGTTTAGCTCAACCTTTATGTATTTCTCAACTGCACGCTCAGCATCAGCCATATCTGTTTTTAATAATGTGACAGCTTCAGAAACACTCAAGCGTGCTGATTTCAAATACTCCTCGTGATCTAAAATTACGTGGCCATAACCTATTGTTAGCTTACCTGCTGGGCAAACATAAGCCGTTGCTCTAAAGCCCTCATACTCTTTGACTAGATCAAGCCCAGCCTTATTTACCTGTCTCATGATCTAATCCTCAAATTTTAGGCATATACGTTCTTTGGCATCCATGCCATCACGCTATACAGTTCGTCCTGAACATAAAAAAGCCCCTGCAATAGCAGAGGTTAAAATGTGGAATACCAAACTCCAGACGAAAAAAAACCCGAGGCCGTTAAGCTTCAGGTTTCTTCTACGTATCTATGACGTAATAGCAAAAATATACATCCTCATTCCCACGCCGTCAATGTCTTTTTACAGCGTTGACAGATATTTGACCGCGCTTGGCCATGTGCATTAATTTTTTATTGCAAGCGTTAGCAATACCCATCAGCTCTTCAGGGAAAATGTTAATCATCTCGTCAATCATGTTAGGCAACTCTTCAAAACTGCTAATAAATTGATTAGGGTGAATAATTACCGCTGAATCTTTGCGCCCTGCTTCCACTGTGACTAAAAAACGCATACGGCTCACATAGACTTTATCCGACAAGGCTTCCTGCTTAATGCGCAACTCAGACTCCATACGATTAAACTCTTCAATGTAGGCTTCTTTGAACTGCGCTGCACGTTTACCAGTAAAACCCATAGCGAGAAAAGTGAAACCGTCGCGGGTGATCTGGTATTCAGTGTAAGTGTTTCCATTATGCTGATAGGGAACCGCTGAAAAGTTAGCGGTTAAAAATCGTTCTGAACAATTCAGCTTTTCTATTTTCTGAGTAACGTTTCTATGCTCTCGATTGAAAGCATTAGCAATGGCACGTGAAGTAGTAATAGTTTGATCGTCAATTAATTCGACTAAAGGTAAGTTTTGCATAACTCTCTCCTTGTGAAGGTTATAAACCGCCACACAAGAGTTCCTACGCTCAATAAGGTGGCAGATCGATTCGGGGTAGGAATACCGCACACAAGGAAACGGCCAACCCGAAGGTTGCCCGAACCGATCCGCCATAACAGGCAAACTGAAGCCATAAAAAAACACGCATTCAAAGAGAGGCGTGTTCATGACCTCTTGTGTATTTGGGTTCCTACGCCCAGCAACTGATTTTGCAGCTGCCTTATAAGAATACTCCCCTTGCGTGTTTAGTGTCAACATCTTAGGTGCTCGCTACCATAGACGTGCACTGAACACGTCTTACAGGTCGCTTGCTCAAGAACACTAAGCTGTAATGTGCCTTAGCCAAGCGACGATAATAAGTTCCGTTAGCGCACCGACAAGCTTTTAAGCGCTGCTCTAATGTACTAGAAGCATTCATGTAATGCTCTTGTACAACGGTATTTAAATCGCTTGGCAGCTTATCTATCAATCTACCAAAGTCATAAATATCATCAGGTATGTTAAATGTTTCTGGGTTAGTGCATCGTATCAACTCACCCCCGTTCGCTATCAAGCTAGCAATAATATTACCGCTTCCACCAAAGCAGCTTTGTTCTTCAGCATTGTAATACTCAGCCCAGCGCTTTAACTTTAAATCCATAGAAGGTATTAATTTTTGATCTGCCATTTTAATCGCCTATTGCTTAAAGATTTTTAATTTAAATCGTATTTTTTTAAATACCGGATTACCGGTTTACTACTTTTCTCCTCCGGTACTGTAAGCCTATGATCTATATAGCGTTACCGGATGACCGGACGTACCGGACGTAAAACAAGCCTCGTGTGGAAAATTATTTAAGAAAATGAGAATTAAATGCTATATAAAAATACGCACGCGGGAGCCAAAAAACGTCCGGTATCTCCGGTGCTCCGGTAACGCCTTTAAACTCATAGCGTTAGCATGCCGGACGTAAATACTCTGCTCCGGTACATCCGGTATTAATCACTAACTTTCTCCAATGCTTTCTTAAAGGTACTCACACAACCACCAAGCCAAGCACTTTGTGTCAACGATTCCGGTTGCTCGCTAACAATTAGAAAAGTGCCCTTCTTTTTGGAGATACCAAGTTCATAGCTCACATCCCGTTTGCGTTTTCCACGACTGGGAATAGACATAAAGTCACTAAACTTCTTTAAACTGATTTGGCGCTCATGCCCTGAATGACACCAAGCTTTATAGGCCTCATATAAATCAACAATCAAACAAGGCATAAACGGTACCGCTAAATAGCCCTTTCGCCACTCCTGGTAAAATGAATCCCAACCAGCACGGCCAAAATCAATCAACCGCTCTTTTGCCTCTGTCATAGGCGGCTGAGTGTGCGCATCAAAACCATGCAATGGAAAATTAAGCAGATGATAGTAAAAAGCAGTAACCCCTTCCCCCTCCATTTCTTCTACTACCCTGTTTTTTAAATCTTCAGGTAACTTGCCCTCAGGCCAAATAACCAACATTCGTCGATCGAACGGCTCTACGGGAAAAGGCTGAATCTCATTAGATAAAAACACCGCGTTCATGTGGTTCGCTTCTTCCCAACCAGACATAAACTTCTTTTCAATGCGCTGTGTCTCCCCTGTGATCATTTGCTTGACGGTACCCGTGTGACTGTACTTTTGATCGCGGCTAAATATCTCTTCAAACACGCCATACAACATTTTTGAACGCCAATCAGTATAAGGAGATTCAAGCTGATGCTGCCCTAAAGTAGCGCTGTAATCGCTACCGTAAATCTTGCGCATAATGCCATCAAAGAATAACGACTTACCTGATCCTTGCATTTCTGAATGCATCATCACCGCGGTTGCCATCTTGCCGCCAACATTTTGCAACGGATAAGCAAGCCAGCTCATCAACCACATATATACATCCGGGTCCCTGTTACACAAAAAATGTAGCAGCTCACGAATGGCCAAACATTTCTGTTCATTCTTAACCGGCTCTATTGGTAAGCCCACAAACAAATTTATATGCGTAGCAGGGTCAACTGATTGCGTCGGATCAAACACCAGGTTCTCGATATCTATCTCTTCACGATTAGGGTGCTTAGACCAATCTTCATAACAATCAGCAATGGCCAGCTTCAATGCATTAGCAGGTATCACCTTCTTCTTTTTCTTGTCCCAAACATCCGTTGAAGGGTAAAGATAAACATAGCGATCTAAAGCTACGCCTAATGCACCCCAAGCTAAATTCGCCTTGGCGTCTTCTGCTTCTTGCAGTACCGAGTTTTGATCAACTGTTCTACGTGCATCGTGATCAAGCCATTCATCAAACAATGCCTTAGTCACCATATCTTTAAAGGCT